CTTCGTATCCGCATGGGGAAAGAGAGAGAAGGACCCGACGCCCGGTGAACGATTTCTGAACGTTCTCTGAACAACGCGCACAGTCTCATCTATCAAGGGGACAGGGGCTCGTGGCTCTGCTTCCAGCGAATCGGCGCCGGAATTCTTGAGCGTGATGTGGAGGCCGATCACCTCGACGATGTCGACGCTGGCCAGCAGCGCGGCGGTATCGACGCGGGATGGTGGGTCGTTACCGGATGTCATTCTGCGATGTCGGGCACGAACGTGGCCACGGCTTCGCCAGCGTACTAGTTTCCAGCGATCTTGATGGGGCCTCTGGCGGCGCTTCTCGGGCCGTCTTCTTGCAATCGCTCGAGCTGGCGCATGGCGGCTTGCAGGGTTTCCGACGCTTGATTGATCGCGGTCACGAGGCGGGCCTGCTCGTCTTCCGATGCTCTGCGTTCTGGCCGATGATGCAGGGTTTCGTCGCAGATGTAGAAGAGCGGATCGAAACGCTCGCAGAACACCATGAGAGCGACGACTTCGTAGAACTTGAATTGCTCGGTCCCGTTCGGATCGAGTTTGGTTTTCAGCCTTGCGTAGGCTGTCTCCGGCTTGTGGTGGGGGTACAGGTGCGCGGCGCACTCTTTCAGGGTGCGGTTGCTGGCGGCGATCATCCTCTGCAGGGCGTCGTATTCGTCGGCATACGAGGTATCGGTTGACATTTCTGATCCTCCCTAAAAATTAGGGTGTATTAGGGTTAACTGAAACAGGCAAAAAAAAGAGACTGTCCGCCATGACGAACAGCGCTTTGCGGCAGGACGGCGGCGCGCAGGGAGGGCGATGTGGACATGGTTAGGCGGCTTGGCGGGATGGCGGTACGGCGTGCTCGGTGCGGCGCAGGTAGCCCCAGTCCACGTCCGGCCGAAGCTCTTCGCACGTGACTGCCCTGACGGACTCCCGCTCGATGTTGATCGCCAGGCTTTCGCCGCATGTCCGGCCATAGGCCACGTTTCGCAACTGCCCGACAGTCGTGCCGCAGCGCGCCGCGAACTGCGCGCGATCCTGTTTCGAAAGCGATAGAAAAAAAGATTTCAGGTCCATTCTCGAATGATATTCACTGTTCGGTGTTCACGTCAACACTTTACGGGGACTTCACTGAAAGGTGAACATGCGGTTTAATCCATCCATGGACATTGCCGAGATGCGCCGACAGGCTCTGCGGCGCTTGATCGAGACGCGATTCGGTGGAGTCAGTCGGCAGTTGGCGCTTGCTTGTCGCAAGCCGGAAGGTCAGATCACCGACATGCTGGCGAATCCGCCGCGAAAAGCCTTTGGCGAGAAGATCGCCCGGCAGATGGAGGCGACGCTGGGCCTGCCGGATCGTTACCTCGATCGGCAGGACAGCGGGGACGATCCGGGCACCGACGAGCGCGCGAGCCCGACGTATGTGGAAGAGACGACGACGAAAACGCGGGCAAGCGGGCGGGTCGAGCAGTCCGCGCGAGCGTACGGTCTCACGGACGAGGAGATTGGCGTTCTTGATGGCTATCGGGCGGCCGACGACAGCCTGAAGCGAACCATCCGCCTGTTGGCGGCCGATGCGCTTCTCCGTTTCAGTCCCCGCAGAGCAAATCACCAATAAGCCGTCCCGCTCTGCGTGTAATCCGGGGCGGGCATCGAACCGCGCACAACAAGCACCCGTTGTCGCCAGACAGTAACGCGGGGATATAATGCGGCTGCTTCCCTTACAGGAGCCACGTTATGGAGTCGTTTTCCTCGGCCTTTGCGGTGCTGGCGCTTGTCATCGCCTACCTCTTGCCTACCGCAAATGCCTACTCAAAGCGGCATCGGAATCGCGCTTTGATCGCCGTGGTGAATCTTTTTTTCGGCTGGACCATCCTGGGTTGGCTAGTCTGCCTGGCGTGGTCCGCTGGCAGCGCGCGCGACGACCCGGCGGCGCCCAGTGCCGAGACCCACGTGAAATGCCCCGACTGTGCCGAACTCGTGCGCAAGGAGGCCAAAGTATGCAAGCACTGCGGCTGTCGTTTGGTGCCGCAATAGCGGTTCTTTGGCTGCTTGGGTTTGCGGCCGAACCCGCGCCTCGTAGCCACGCGGCGCGGGCGGCTTTCCAGCGGGCGTATCCCTGCCCTGCTTCCGGAGCGCCACGTGGGCCTTGTCCCGGCTACGTGATCGACCACATCGTTCCTTTATGCGCCGGCGGGGAAGACCGTCCGGAAAACATGCAGTGGCAAACCCGGCCGGATTCCCTCATCAAAGACCGGCACGAAGGGCGACTTTGTCGCCTCCTGAAGCGCCCAGACTAGCGCCGCTCGCCTGACTCGCCGACAGACCGCCTATACGGCGGTTTTTTTTGGCAACAACTTCACTGTTCAGTGTTGACAGAAGCTTCACCGTTTGGTGTAATTAGCGCTCAGAGCCTTATTTGCCGCTCATGAACCGGAGACGGAGGACATACACATGAACGAACGCGTAGTTCCTGAACGCACCAAACCCTACCCGACCGGCGCCGCCGACCCCGTCTCCACCCAAGCCGAGGTCCGGGCGCTCGCCCAGAAGATGTACGACTTCCGTTTCTCCGCGTGCGCCGGCACGCCACGCAGCCAGGAATACAAAGCCGGCTTCATGGCTGGGCTGCTGAGCCGACTGGCGGGAGAGACCATCAACTACCCCTACAAAACCGGCACCGCCGCCGCCGACGCGTACTTTTCCGGCATCGACGAAGGGCTCTTGATTGGAAAAGTCACGGCTGAAGAATCGCCACTCCCAGCGCGGTTTTCTGCTGGACATCTTGTCCAGATGGTATACACGCGGCAGCGTGGTCGCGTGAAGTCTTCGTTTTTCTACATGTATAAGCGGGTGTACGTCGTCGATATTGTCGACGATATCGGTATCCCCGCCACGTCCTACGCCGAAGAGGCGTCGCTTATTGCTCTGGGCTACCCCGCCCCATGAGCGCCCTCATTCTCTGGTGGCGCCGGGTGCGATCCGCCTTTCGGGTCTTGTCCGCCGAGGCAGCGGCACAAGCCGCGCTGGACGAGGCGCGCGACATGACCGCGCCAGCAGAAGAGCAGCTCGCGGCCTACCAACGCGCGCAGAGTGCCCAGGCAGAGCTTGCGGTTTCTCGCGCGGAACACGCTCGGCTCCTCCGACAGGCCGAGCGGCGCCTTAGAGATGCCCGGTCGGCACGAGATGACGCCACGCGGACCTGAAACGTAGTGAGCATTTCCGCCGTCCGCACCCGGCGCGACGCGGGGTTACGGTCGCTCTTCGAGGGCTTTCGTCAGCGGGAAAACTGACGCGGACGGCAGACGGGACTGGCGCCGAGCGGTATCGGCCAGCGTAACGGGAGAACGAAAGCCCCGTGACGGCCCGGAGAGCACGGGCAATGACTTTGCGAGACCGCCTAGGACGCATCGCCGGTGAGCAGCGGGAGCAAGACGGCGCAGAGCGCGGCACGAGAGAGCTGGACGGAGGATGGCTATACCGCGCGTCCGTGACAGCCCGGAGAGACGGGCACCATCCACCATGGGAGACAAGTACATGATTAAAAGTCTCGGACTCGCCATCCAACGAGCGGCACGCTTCATCGTGCGAATCACGCTCGTCCTTCGCGTACCCGCCGCGCGCGTGCGAATGCACGACCAGAAGAGCCGGCACGACTACGCGCGGGAGCAGCTTGCGCTTGCGCAAACGCAAGTTTTTCTGTGGGAGCGCGAAGCGGCCGCTGCCTACGACGCCTTCCTCGAGGCCCGAGCCGACCTGGACGCCATCGAACGCCGCCGGTCCATGACGCTTGACCCGATCGGTCAAGCTTCCGACTAACCACTGCAGGAGCCGTCATGCTTCCCCCGCTCTGTATCTATCACCGCCACTGTCCCGACGGCTTCGCCGCCGCCTGGGTCGCCCGCCGCGCCTTTCTCGGCGACGTCGAGTTCTTTCCCGCCAGCTATGGCGACGCCCCGCCGGACGTGACCGGTCGAGAGGTTTTCATCGTCGATTTTTCGTACAGTCGCCGCGCTCTGGAGACCATGGTCGCCCAGGCCGAATCCCTGACGATCCTCGACCACCACATCAGCGCCCGAGAGGCGATCACCGATCTTCCCGGAGCGATCACGCGGTTCGCTGTCGGACTTTCCGGCGCCATGCTCGCTTGGCGGTATTTCTTCCATAACCAGGCGGCGCCACAACTTCTGCGGCACATCGAGGACCGCGACCTGTGGCTCTTCCACCTCGAGGAGACGCGCGCGGTCATGGCTGGGCTCCTATCCCACCCGTACGATTTCGGCATCTACGATTTCTGGATGTCGCAACGATCCCTTGCGCCCTTGGCGGCGGACGGGCAGGCCATCCTGCGCCAGAGGAAGCGCGATCTGGACGAGCTGCTGCCATCCGTCACCCGCCCCATGATGATCGGCGGACACAACGTCCCGGCCGCCAATCTCCCGCCGACCATGGCTTCCGATGCCGGGCACATCCTGGCCAAGCACCAGCCCTTCGCCGCCACTTATTCCGACGGGCCGGATTTTCGAAAGTTCAGCCTGCGATCTTCATCCCCCGACGGCTTCGACGTCTCCGCTATCGCCCGACTGTACGGCGGAGGAGGACATCGTCACGCGGCCGGATTTCGCATCCGGCTAGAGGATGTGCCGCTCATGGAAAGCGGAAAGATTACACCACCAGCAAGCGTAAATATTCTGGAGAAATAACAATGGCAAACAACAACGGCGCCCGCGTTCGGATTCTGCAGGCTCTTTATAAAGATGGCATTATGACCACGTCGGAAATCAGCCTCGTCACAAATCTCACCCCGCAGCAAGTGCGCGACAACGCCAATTGTGCGATCAAGGACGGGCTGGTCGCCAAGGGGCGCGACGATATCACCAACCATCTTGCATACCGCATCACTCAGGAAGGTCGGCGCTGGGTCAACGACCTCGACGCGCCACTGGTCATCCCGCCAACGGAGCCCGAACCGGTTGTAGCGGCCCCCGAGGCCGAGACCGCGCCGGAGCCCTCCGAGCCCGAGCCACTTTGCGACACCATCGAAGCGCAACTGACGTCAGAAAGTCCCTGTTACGCGATCCTGCACCCGAAACGCGGGTTGATCGTCGTCGGAGCAAATCGCAAAGACGCCATACTCCTTGCCACTCAAGTCGCCGAGACGAACGGAAAAGACGTCGCCTTGTTCAGCCTGACGCACTGTGGCGATTTGGTTTTGAAGGCGCAGTTCAAGGAGGCGGCATGAGGGAGCTGCTGAAGAAGGAAGACGTCAACGGCAGCATGTTCTCTCCCGGCGCCTTTGTGATGCTTCACCCGAACGTGTACCTGGCCGACAAGACGAGGCACCCGGACGCCGGAAGAATCGGCAAGGTGTCGTCGGAGGCGAATGGAAATCTTGTCGTCCAGCTTTTCGATGACGACCTTGTGGGGAAGATGACGGCCTGCATCCTGCCGAAGGAATTGTGGCTGCCGGTGCCGGCCATGGCTGTCGAGGAATACTTCCCGAGAGCCAAGAAGCGAGGGTGGAGGCTGTCCGAGCGTGGGTCAAAGCTATTCTCCGACCTCAAGTGGATCAAGAACGAGGCGACAGAGGGAAAAATCAGATGAATGATAACGGAATCACGACTTATTGCCTCGGAAGTGGCGAGTTGAAATGCGACGGGTGCGGGCAAGAAAAAAACTGGCAAGCGCTGAACCAGATGCCAGACGCGCTTCGCAAGGCGCTGCAGGCTCAGGCGCGCCGGATTGACGACACCGAATGCATACTTTCCGGGCGCCCTTGGTATGTGGCCGCCTAACACTTTCCGGAGGCGGACAAACCGTTTTGCTGAACAGACGCTTGGCATGATGAGCTGTCAAGAATTCCTTGACAGTTGCCGAACGGACTTTTTGTAGCGAAGGGAGACATCGTGGGTGACAGTACAAAAATCGAATGGACAGGTGCCACATGGAACCCGGTAACCGGCTGCGCCAAGGTAAGCCAGGGCTGCAAGAACTGCTACGCGGAGCGCGACTGGGCGCGGCTGGTGCATCTGCCGGCGTACCAGGGGCGCGCATTCACGGATGTGGAGTGCCACCCGGAGCGGCTCTACCAGCCGATTCGGTGGAAGAAGACGCGGCGGATTTTCGTGAACTCGATGAGCGACCTGTTTCACCCAGATGTGCCGGATGAGTTCATCGACGAAGTGTTCGCCGTGATGGCATTATGCTCACAGCATGCTTTTCAGGTTCTGACGAAGCGAGCGCGTCGACAGCGTGACTACCTGCGATCTGGCGGTCGAGCATCGGCCGTTTTTGACATCATGCGCACGGCAGAGATTGGCTACTACGCTGGTGGAGATAAGCTGCCTCCGCAATCGTGGCCACTCCAAAACGCGTGGATTGGTGTCTCTGTAGAGGACCAGGCAACGGCGGGCGATCGGATTCCTCTGCTGCTTCAGACGCCGGCTGCTGTGCGGTGGATCAGTGCGGAGCCGTTGTTGGGGCCTGTCCACGTTGGATTGTATCTTTCTCGGTCCAATATGCCAGGGCTCCGGATGATGCCTGGTTTCCGTGACTCGTTGCCTGGTATAGATTGGGTCGTCGCCGGCGGCGAGTCAGGACCGAAGGCGAGGCCGTCTCATCCGGACTGGTTCCGGTCGTTGCGCGACCAGTGCAAGGCCGCAGGCGTGCCATTCTTGTTTAAGCAGTGGGGAGAATGGATCGGAGCCGACCAAGACGAATGCCCATTCCGCGGGCCGGCACGCCGATGGATGTGGGCTGATGGCGCACCGTGGCATTGGCAAGACGGGCAACGCGCCATGCCGTTGTTCTGTCGAGTGGGGAAGACAGCCGCCGGCCGCCTGCTCGACGGCGTTCTGCACGACGATTATCCGGAGGTTGCGAAATGATTATCGACGGACTGAAGCCCTGCCCGTTTTGCGGCGGCGCAGCGGAGATGCACGAGATAGACGACCCGGACGAGCCGAACGACGGCGGATGCTACATCGAGTGCGTAAAGTGTCGCGCTAGCACCAACATCCGTTTCTCGTGCATGGAAGACGCTCGACCGCTGCTGATGGAACAGTGGAACCGGCGCACGGAATGAAGGCACCGCCGGCCGGTTCCACTGTATCGAGTGCGAAACGAAACTTTAAATGCCGATTTCGTTAAACGGGAATCCAGCCACGAATTGTTTCGTGTTCTGCCGTCTCCTGGCGACAAGTTGGTTGCCGTTATTCGATCGCTCGACGGCACATGGCACCGCCCATTCACCACGCTAGAGCTGGCGGCCCTGCAGTCGCTGATCGATCCGGAGGAGGCCATCGAGCTCGACGGAATCAGCGATTCTGCCTGGCGCGAACGCATCGGGAACGCCGTTCCACCCGACGCGGCAACGGCGATTGCCGGCGTGATTGGAGAAACCCTGCTGCTCGCCTGGAGCGGCGAGACGTTCGTACTCGGCAGCACGCCGATCTGGGTGCGGCCAGTAGCGGTGGCTATCAGCGTGGATAGTGGATGCTATCAGTACATGAGGAGCGGTAGATGACGGAGGTTGCATCGGAATGAAGCGTGACCTTTTTACCTTAGCCCCGGACGGCGTTCCGTGCGACGGATGCACGCGCTGCTGCCACGGCGACGCAGTGCGGCTGCTGGATAGCGACGACCTGAGCAAGTACCAGACGGAGCCGCACCCGTACATGCCAAAAGTGCTGGTGGTGGCGCACAAGCCGAACGGCGACTGCCTGTACCTCGGCGACGAAGGCTGCACGATCCACGACACGAAGCCGCAGATGTGCCGCGAGATGGACTGCCGCCGCATAACTCTGGCGATCACATGGTCGCAGGCACGCAAGATGGCGGCGCGTGGCGCGCTGCGCATGGACGTTTGGCGGCGTGGTAAGGAACTGATTGCTCGCCTGGAGCGGATTGACAGGGAAGACAGCATGGCAATCCCCGACCGCGCTATCAGGACATGAGGAGCGGTAGATGATCCTCCGCCCGCTTCCTCCAATCGGTTCCCCCGACATAGCTCGTGCTGTACGATTGGCGCTCCCTTTACTCGAGTCGGAAAATGCCGGTGATACGCGCAGCCATTTATCTGCGGAGCAGCAAGGACCGCTCGGACGTCAGCATCGACGCTCAGAGACGCCAACTGCAGCAGCTCGCATCTGAGCGCGGCTATCTGATCGCTGCGGAGTACGCCGACGTCGTCGAGTCCGGCAAGGACGACCAAAGGCCAGGCTTCCAATCGCTCGTCTCCGCCGTCAGGAACCGGCGGCGTGGATGGGATGCGCTTCTCATTCTCGACACGTCGCGCCTAGCGAGGAGGCGGCATATCGCCCTGATCTTCGAGGAGGTTGAATGTCGCAAGCACGGGGTCAAGGTCGTTTACAAGTCTCTTCCGGACTCCGACCCCATAACGGAAATGCTCTTGAAGTCCATCCTGCAGGCGATGGACGAGTGGCACAGCCTGACGAGCAAGGCCAAAGGGTTGGCCGGAATGGCAGAGAACGTCCGCCGCGGATGGCGTGCCGGAGGACGCGCACCGATGGGATACCGACTGGAGCATGTCGAAACGGGAGCGGTCCGCGAAGGGTCGCCTGTGGTGAAATCTCGCCTGGTGCCATCGGAAGAGGCCGGGAAGGTGGCGGCCTACCTCAAGGCACGTGCCGGCGGGGTGACGCGAAGGAGCGCTCTTGCCGAGGCTGGGCTGTCGATTTCCGAGACGACCGCTGTAGGCATCGAATGGAACGCCACGACGTACGCCGGACACACTGTATGGAACCAGCGCTACGAAGTGACGGCCGGTGGATATACGGGCGGCGTGAAGCGGCGGCCGCGGCAAGAGTGGATCATACAGAAGGCCACCCACGATCCGCTGATCACCGACGAGGAGGCGGAAATACTCGTTCGCGCCCTCGAGACAAGCACGCGGGGAGCTAGCCGGCGCACGCAGTCAGACTACCTGCTGTCCGGGCTCCTCAAGGATACGGACGGAAAGCCGTTCCATGGCGACGGCGAGGGATTCTACCGGGTAGGAAAGGGAAGGCGGATCAAGGCGGCGACCATAGAAACGGCCGTCATGGCACAACTTGTCGAGAATCTCCGGGCGGGGGATTTCGTGAAGGCATTCACAGCGGCAGCGAAAGCCCAGGCCGAGTCGCGAAAGAAAGACGTCGACCTTCCACGGATGCGAAAGGAGCTTGCCGAAATCGAGCGGATGATTTCGCGCCTCACAGGACTGCTCGGGCAGACGACGACCCCTGACCCGCTGTTGCGCCAGATCGAGACTCACGAGGTAAGGCGCGTCGCCCTTGAAGAAGAAGTCACGCGCCGCTCACAGATCGAGGCAGAGGCAGATAAAGTGCGTGGGCTGACCGAGGCCCAGGTTACGAGAATCCTACGCGCACTGGCCGAGGACGTAGAGTCCCTCGATCGAGATCGGCTGAAGGATTTCGTCCGCGGCCTGCTCGAAAAGGTGGAAATCGACCTGGCGGCGTCGACATTCCAGATATCCTACCGGCTCAGCGCCGGGGATAGAGTGGCGTCCCCACGGCTAGGCCAGTCTATCCCCGGCGTGCTGATGTGGTTTGCGCAGTCGTTGCGGGCGGCGTAGCTTTCTTCCGGAGCATCATAGTCAGGGTAAAAAACGACGGATTTTCCAAAAAAGGGCTTGACTTCTTCTTTGTATCATGTACAATACATTCATCGAAGCAGCACCGACCCGGCGGGTTCCGGGACTCTCAAGAGGAGAGCGAGATGGAAAAAAAGGGTGAGTATCTAGTTCGTGAAGAATATCGGGTCGTATTTTTCGACGGCGTCGAGTATTTCGACATCGACGGACCGTTCGCTTCCGCCGAAGAGGCGGAAGAAGCCCTGCAAAGGGCGAATGAAGAGTGGGCTCAGTCCCACCCTGACGAGTAAAAACCAGCCCCTCCGGCGAGCGACCACGGAAGGGCACCGGAGCGGCTCCGGGATAGAAGACGCCGATACCTGCCAGCGGGGACCGCGCTGGCGCCTGGCCCGGGCAATCCGCGATGGGCGAAACGGCAAGCTCCAAGGCCGATAAAAACTGAGCCGGGGGACGCCAGCCCCGTAATCTCTGGCAGAAGGTCGAGCCCTGACGGCGTACCGAGAAACCGCCAAAAAGAC